ATCAATGATTATTTGCCCTACATGCGGCCACATGCAGTCAACAATTAAGGAGACAAGGAAGCGCAATGGCTACATCGAACGCCGTCGCACATGTGATAACTGTGGCCACGGAATGATCACTAAGGAGTTCAGCGCAAGCTCGATTTCTAAGCTGCTAAATGAGGCCCAGGAGAAAGCATTAGATGTTGCCGTTCAGCTATTTGGAGGGCGATGAGTGATAATTCTTCCTCTCGTTTTATTCGTCACTCTGCCTGCCCTAGCTGCGAAAGCAGCGATGCGTTGGCGGTCTATGACGATCACGAACATTGCTTTTCCTGTAATTACGACAAGCAATACAAGGAAAAAAGCGAAGCACCTTCCGAGGCGAGATCTTTTTCGCCAATGAATGAGATCGCTTTTGACCTGACCGAGCCACATAGGGGCTTGGATAAAAGGACGCTGGACTCCTATGGCATCGGGTTCAAAGATGGATTTATCGTCTATCAGTACCGGGACAGGAACGGCCAGCACGTCGCTCAAAAGATCCGGGCCATCGAGCCTGGTGATGACGGCAAGCGCCTGACCCAATGGAGGGGATCAGCTAAGGAGGCCACTGGCTTCGGCCAGCATCTGGCCAACCCGGCCAAGCACAAGGCCATCGTGATCTGCGAAGGCGAACTAGATGCGCCCAGTGTCTATCAGGCTTTCGGCGGCAAGGTTGCAGCAATCTCAGTGCCCAATGGTGCTCAGTCAGCTGGCAAATTTGTCCGTGATCACCTTGACGAGTTCCTGAAATTTGAATCCGTCATCGTCTGCACGGATAACGACGAGCCAGGCAATGCTGCGGCCACTCAGATCATGGGCCTGTTCGAGCCCGGCAAGGTCAAACGTGCGGTGCTCCCCTGCAAGGACGCCAACGACACCCTCCAAGAGATGGGCAGCCATGTCCTGAAGGAAGCCGTTGAAGCAGCGCGGGAGATCAGGCCAGACGGCATCAGACCAGCCAGCGACTACGCCGGACTGGTCCTAAAGCCACCTGATCGCAGGGCTACTGACTGCGCTTTCGCGTTCTGGAATCAAAAATGTCCCTTTTATGACAACCAGTTGATCATCTTGATTGCTGGCTCAGGGATCGGGAAGACCACGTTCGCCAGAACGCTGTGTCTGCACGACATGGAACGCGGGATCAAGTGCGGTTGGATCGGCTTAGAGGAAACAGCTGAAGAAGCTGTGTTCCGCTTTGTTGGTGCTGCTGCCGGCATCCAGCTCCACGCAAGGCAGAGCTATGGCGAACTCAATCCACAGCAACTGCTGGACATTGAACAGGCTGATCGCTTTGTTACTGGCAGCGGAATGCTGGAGCTATTCGATCACTTCGGAAGCTTGGACGAGGAATCAATCCTCAACCGGATGAACTACATGGTCAGGTCGCTGGCTTGCCAGCACATCTACCTCGATCACCTGACGATCATTGGCTCCGGTTTAGCCCAGGACACCCGCCACCTGGACAGCTTGATCACAAAGATCAGGTCGTTTATTGCTGCAACTAAATGCACTGTGTTTGCTATCTCCCATCTCTCCCGATCACCGGGGCAGAATTTTGAGAATGGCGACATCCCTGAGTTGCAGAACATCAGGAATAGCCACTCAATCGTGCAACTAGGAGATACGATCTGGGCGCTAGGTCGCAAGCGTGGCACGCAGCTGACTCACTCTCACTGCTTGAAAAACAGGATGCTCGGTCGTCTTGGCTACGCGGGATCTTTTGAATTTGACGAAGGAACTCAACGCCTTGATCACAAATGGGTAGACCAGGCAAGCAGCTTTTGAATTGGACTGATCTGACGATCGGCCAACTCGTTCACTTCTTTACCGGCGCAGGCTGGAAAAAGGCAACAGTCCTGTCAAGGACAGACCACTCAGCAAAAGTTCTTTTCACTCAAGGAAACAATGAGCGACACATCTCTATCACTGACCGACGAAACATCAGGACAAAAGATCACGAGACTGGAGGAGCTATGCCGCAGGACCGAGCTGGAGATCATGACCGGAGACATCAAGAGTCTTTTGATTTGGGCCTATGAGAGCTACAACGATTCCTTTAAGAGGAGTGATGTAAAAGAATCGATGTACTGGGACGGCTATATCCGTGCGCTGCACCACGTACTAGAAGGGATTGGTCAGTGATGGCAGTATCAACAGCATCAGTCGTTAACTGCCCCAAGTGCGGGACTCAGACCGCAACGTACTGCTATGGCACCAAGAAACCTGACGTAAAAATCAGGTACAGGAGATGCCCTAAGTGCGAAAACCGACTCAAGACAATTCAACGCTTGGATGACCTTGAGGCAGGTGAAAAGATTGTCCCGACCATGACACCAGACGAGCAAGGAAAGTTTCTTGCCGAGTGCAGGGCCAAGTCTGCACGACAAAGAGGCAGGCGAAAAGCCATGAAACAAATAAAACTAACCGAACGAGATGTAGCTGAAATCAAGTACCTCATTCACAACGGCATCCAAACGCAGGCTTACACCGCCATGCAGTACGGAGTGGAGAAAACATCCATCCATCGCATTGCGACTGGTGCTTGCTTTGCTGACATCCCAACTCCCAAATCATTGGCAGATCTATGAACATCTACATCGACATTGAGCCTGAAGCATTTGCTGCCAGCAGGCGGCATGAGTTTGAGTTTCAGATCAGCGACTACAAATGGACGTATCACACACGAATTGATCATTGCCTCAAGGATCTGGTTGGTCAATTAGAACAACTGGAAAAACATGCACCGAACCACACGCAAGTGCTGTGTCTAGGGCACAAGAACAATTTCAGATATGCAATCTACCCTCGATATAAAAGTAATCGCAGAGGGATCCGCAAGGCAGCAGGCTACGGAGCCTTGAGGGAATGGCTGGCCAACAACTACGAGTCCGTAATACTGCCCAACGTCGAAGCTGACGACGCCCTGGGCTTGATGGCTGGCCCTGATGACCTGATCTATTCCAAGGACAAGGATCTGCGCACCATCAAGGGAGTCCACATGGAGTCCAATGGTGAGCTGACAGAGGTGACGGAGCTAGAGGCCAACCGTAATTTCTACAAGCAGGTCTTGACCGGCGACGCCACCGACGGATACCCCGGATGCCCAATGGTGGGCGCCAATGCCAAGTTCTTCAGCAGCGACGATTGGCTTCAGTGCTACACCGAGATCGATTTCTGGCAGCTTGTGCAAGGGCAGTATCTATTGGCGACCAAGAAGCTATTTGATCGCCATGAAGTGACAGACCCGCTCAAGTTCTGCTTGCAGATGGCCCGTGTCGCTCGGATCCTTAGGCCAGGTGAATACGACCACGACAGAGAGAAGCCTGTCCTGTGGGATGGGCCGAGTTAGAACTGGGTGGTCTACGCCCCCGTACTAGATGGCAGGCCCTATTCAGCTGACCGACGCGGCCAAGTATTACAAGCAGGAATCGCAGCAGGTTTCTGCTTTTGAATGGCTACAGCTCCAGCAATCGGCAGAAACAATGGCCGAGTTTGCTGAGAAATACAGAGCAACCCCACCAGCTCCACCCCAGCCTGAACCTCAGCCCGGTTACATCACGCCGCAGCTTATGCAGGGAATCACCGGGCACCCAGCGTCGTCGTTTGATGCGACGTTCTGCAATGACTTCAATGACATGTTGGAAAGTACTGGGTTCGACCAGCACCTGGACGCGATGCAGATGCTCATGGCGAATCTTGCCCACGAAAGCTGTGGTTTTGTCTACATGAAAGAGATAGATAGCGGCGAATATCTGAATGGCAGAACTGACCTCGGGAATGTGTACCCAAACGATGGCCCTTTGTTTCGCGGATGCGGCCCCCTCCAAGTAACGGGACGTGCAAATTTCCAGGCTAGTTCTGATTGGCTACGTGATCACCGAGGAATAGATGATGGCAAGATCATGGCTCTTGGTACTGATTACGCCGCTGACTTCTATGCTTTTACCATCGCAATTCCTTGGCTTCTTAATAATGATCTACTCAATGTATGCCTTAAGCAAGGCTTTGAAGCCTGTTGCGTAAGAATCAATGGGGGATATAACGGCTACGACGATCGCTGTGCTTGGTATCACAAATGCAAACAGGTGATGGTGTGATGGTTGGCCTCTGTCGTCTCTACTGTTATCGGCAAGGTGTCTTCAAGCTAGTTGATGTTCCTGTAACGGAAGCCAAGAGAATGCACCGTGAGCTAACCCTTGATGATTGGGTCGTCACTCACACTGAGCACGTTTAGTTTTTCCTATTGACCAGTGCTCGTTCCAAACGATCAAGGCGGCTGTATAGCTCTTGCAGTTGAATCTCTGAGCGTATAGCCGTCGTGCTGGGGCGGATCAAACCGTCCTCATCGATGAGAACATTCTGAGTTGAATCGATTCGGTTCACCACTTGATTGACCTGCTGCAACTGAGTGAACATGTAGAGCAGTAGCGATCCTGTTGCTGTGCCACCAGCCGCAATGATTGCATCAACAGATCGAGCCCGGCCCTTCCTTTTCTTGGGCGTCTCCTTGACTGGTGGGAGTGGCTTGTTCAACATCAGTCCATCTTCCCCGTGTCGGTCAACAGGCTAAGGATCGTGGCGGTTGCCAACGTAAACATCTCTTGGGTGCGATCACCAATCTTTGGACAACGTTCAGCCAACACCACTGGTTCGCCAGGTCTGACCTGACTGCAACGGTAAATTGAATATCCAATCACCAGAAACTCAGCAAGAAAAATTGCCCCAAGCAATCTAAATAAGAATGGCTTGGGGCGGAATGGATTCATGCTGAAAGCTCTTGTGGATCATCTGGAATAGAGATCAACTTCCAGCCGTTAGGGTTGTTCCCTGGTGTCTGAATGATCGGTACTTCGCCGTCATCAATAGGATCCTGAATTAAGACTTGCTTCTCTGCAAGACGTTGATAAAGGCTATCCCTGAAGGTGACGTACTCACCAACTTCATACTCCTCTTTCAAGCCAAACGACCTGAACCCGGTGTAGTTCAGTTCAAATGCACGACGTGCGGCATCATCTTGAACATCAAAAACCTCATCGTTAGGTTGTCCTGTTTGGAGTGCACTGCCATCTGGAACCTCTACGAATGCAACAGCATCTGGTCCCCAGCAAACGTGGTATTTAGTAGTCATGGTGATTAAGGATTAGAAGAGATTGTCCAACCCTTGTTGATCAGGTTGGTGTAAGCAGTGTTAGCAGCAGTAGTCCAAGTGGATTGACCAGCGTTAGTACCGTCATCAATGCCTAAGGTGATGTTGGATGCACCGTTGGTGTCCAGACTGACAAGGACGTTCTCGATTGATTGTGCGGTGAGAGCACTGCCTTTCCAAGTACTATCAAAAGCATTGCTAGCAAGTGTTCCCGTTGTGTCAAACATGTTGGCAGGGAAGTTAGCAAGGCTAGTGCAGCCATCCCAGCAACTATTAAAGCTAGTGCCAGCAGAGAAATCAAGCGCTGGAAAGCTAGTTAAATCTGAACAACCGTCCCAAGCATTTTTGAAGTTAGTACCACTACTTGTATCAATCGGCGGGAAGCTAGTTAAACCTGTGCAACCAGACCAAGTGTTTGAGAAGTTAGTGCCACTACTTGTATCAATCTGCGGGAAGCTAGTTAGAGATGAACAATCCATCCAAGTACTTCCGAAGTTAGTACCTAGTGATGTGTCTAATTGGGGGAAGCTAGTTAAAAATCTATTGCTTCTCCAACCTTCATAAAAATTCGTTACCTTGCTAGTATCAAGGAATGGGAATTGCACAAACTTGTTGCCTCTAAAAGTTTGATTCAATCTTGTGCAAGATTGCATATCCAGGCTGATATCCGTAAGGCTACAATTAAGAAAAGCTCCTACGTAGCTGATAACGCCTGTGCCGTTTGTTATAGGCCTATTAGTGGGGTTACCGTTGGAGTCTACAAATCCTTCAATATTGGCATTTACAAAAACATTCTGAAAGTATTCCAACTTGCTAGATGTAATCATCTGAGGGAACGTATCTCTCTCTTGCTTGTCATCTCCTCCAACAAAATTATAACTACTGTTAATACTATCGGCTTCCGTTAAGTCTGTTGGCACCCAATCCCAACC